CAGAGCCTTGGCATTCCAATAGTAAAGCGCCGTGCCAGAGCGAATGCCGATGCGATCGAAGCCTCGCGCCCAATTTACAGGACCACTGCCACCGACATCGCCCAGGATCGCGATGACGCCATTCTGATCCACGGACACCAGTGATGTGCCCATGACCCGCAGATGCGTGTTGCTCCACACAATGCCGCCGCGATCGACGCCGGGGCCCGTAGAGGTTTTAACGGCTCCTGCCGCCGATCGGAGATACCCCTTCGAAATGCCGTTCTCCAACCCGACCGGCTCAAGGTTAATCGGATAGGTGGTTTCGAAGTCAGCCTGCTCCGTCGCGCGAATTCCGCTGAGAAGCGGTATCTGCATCGCTCAGTCGATCGCGTCGGTTGGCGTGACACCAGGCTGATAGTACGGCCGCCAACCGCTCCACAGACGGTTGCCCGAACCGCGCGGCGTGCGACGGCTCAACTCCATCGTCGGCACCACTTGATACTTCGCCAGAACGCTCGACATGGCCCGCGCGTGCGTTGCCGTCAGAGTCACGCTCTTGCCGATCTGTGGCCCAAGAAGCTGCGCGACGTAGGCTGAGACGCCCAACATGTCGGCGGTGTCAATGCCGGTCTCGTCCTCGGGGTTGCCGTCGCCGCTCTGCGGGAAATTGTAGCCCGTCAGCGGCCCGAGCGTCGCCATTTGATCGTTGAGCGCCTGCAAGCCCTTCACGTATTCCTCGGGCTCAAGCTCGAACTCGGCGGTGGACTGCCCACACAGTCCGTAGGCGCGCTTGATGATCTCGCGCTTGAGCGGGCCACCGAAAATCGAAAGCGTCGTCACCGCGTCACGCAGCCGCAAGCTGCGCCAGCAGGGACCGGTAGAGTTCGCCAAAATCGACGCTGTCTCGCTGAAGCGGCGTGTCAAGCGTGACAACGAGCGGCGACCCGCCAGCATCAAGGCGGTTGCCCCACACCTTGGTGATGTAGCCGTTCCCGTCCGCGTAGAAGTAAACCGGGCCATCCGTCCCACCGATGCTGTACATCATTGCCTCCCGGTTACCGTAACGGTCAGATTGGCCGCCGCATTCTGAAACGGCGACAAGACGAGGTTGAGCATGGCCGTCGCCGTACTAGGCAGCGTCATTGTCGCCAGCGCGTAGCATCGACCCGTCGCACCCGTGGCCGTCTTGGTAATAACACCGCACAGGAACGGCGTTGTCTGACCATAAACAGCCGCCAGCACCGTTGTCGGCTCGCTTCCGAAAGGCGTCGGCCATGTTGCTACGAAGTTGCCGTTGGCATCTGTGACAACGTTAGTGGCTTGAATCTGCGTGACCCGAGCATTGTCGATCGGCGGCGTGCAAGCTGACGCGGGGGTGCCCACCGATCCCGTGTAGCTGTCGCTCGCGGGCTTGGTCGTGCAGATTGGCGGAATAGATGGCGGTGCCGGCGGCGCAGGCGGTTGAGCAGGGCTGGGAACCGACGCTATCGCGACAAGCAGGGTGAGAAGCGTCCTCATCACGGCTGACACGCGTAAGTATACTTATCGGAGGCAACCGCCGCTGATGCCGTGGTAAGCGTCAGCCCCGTCGTACTTGCGGCGAAAGATGGTGGTTTGCCCGCCTCCGAGCTAACTTGGCAGTAAGGCGCCGTTGGGAAAGCAGTGCCGAACGTAATCGTCACCGTCGTTGAGCCGGCGGCGGTCTGAGCCACCTCGCCCCGCTGCGCGGTTCCACCGCCGGTAAGCGTGCCGCCGCTGACGGTCGGCGTCGAGATATTCGGCGTGACTGCCACGCCCCGCCACGTCGTACCGTCGTACTGGTAGGCCCAAGGCTGGCCGATCGTGACGGTGGCGTTGAACCACATGTCGCCGGAGACGACGCTGCGAACCGTTCCTGGCGCGCCCGTCGAACCATACAGACACGGCCCGGTCGCTGTTGAAACGGCATTCGTTGTGCCGGGATCGATGTTAGGACCGACCTTCAGGCAACCGCCAGTGGCGAGGCGGCCCACGCCGTCACGATAGAGGCCGGTATCAAGCGGGTTGCCGAGCGCGATGCCCCCTTTGGCGACGCCGTTCACATAACCAACGGTCGCCTGGTACGACAGGCCTTCGAACGTCGTGATGCCGCCCGAGAGGTTGAGCGCGCCGGCCGGCGAGAAGTGCATCACGCGGCTGCCGAAGCTGTTGCTCCACAGCGAGAACAGGTCGGCCGTCTGGTTGTTGGCGCCGGACACCTTGATCGTGTCCTCGTCCTTCCGCCAACCCTGGATGAGAAGCTGGCCGTTGGTCGCGACCGTGCCCGCCCCGAACCGCGCGGTGTAGCAAGTCGAGCATTGTGCGGTGCCGGCGATCGTGATCGTCAAACCCGAGCCGCTACCCGACGTCGGCTGATTGAGCGTCGCCACCGTCGAGGTGACGGAAACGATGTAGCTGTTCGCCGCGATGTTCGTGCCGGTGATGACCTTGCCGACATCGTTGGCCGTGAACTGCGCGCTCGCCGAGGTGACCGTGTTCGTGCCCGACGTCACGCCGTCCGCGAAGCCGCGCGCAGCCTGAATGCCGCCGACGTCGAGCGCGAAGGCGTTCGTCGCCGTGCCCGGATAGACGAGCGACCCGTCCTTGTGCAGGATCGAGTTGACACGCAGGCTCGCCATCACGTCGGTGGTGCCGGTGGAGTTGGCGCCAGCGAACGACGCTTCCGCCGTCAGGCCGAAGATGCGGCCGACATTGGCGTTGGAGCGAAGATCGTTCTCGAACAGCGAGCCGTTCAGGACGGCCGCTCCGTTGCCGTCGCCCGACGCCGCACCGGTGACGTGGTAGCCGTTCTCGGCGAACAGGAAGCCGGTGTCGACGCCCCAGTTGTTCACCCAGGTGATGGCGGCACCGGCCGACGTGCCGGTGAGGTTGGAGCCGTCGACCGTCAGCGCCTTGAAGCGGTTGTTGGCGATGTAGACCGGCGAGTAGCTGACGACATAGGCGGCGCTTCCGCCGGGCCCGCCCGTGACGGTGACACCGCCCGCGCCGACGCTCGATAGCGCCTGAAGCGCGCTCTGCACCGTCGCGGCGGTCGCGGCGCAGGAGATCGAGGTGGATTGGCCGCCGATCGTCCACGCCGCCGTGCCTCCCGTGCAGGTGACAGTGACGGTCGCGCGCGTCGTCCAGTCGCCCGTGTAGACGGTTTGACGAAGGTGGGCGACGTAATCGACGAGCGGCGCGTTCGCGAGCGGCGACACCACGAACGTCGTGACGCTCGGCACCTGATCCGAAGGCGCGACCAAGCCCACGCCGAGGCGCGCCGATCGACCGGACATACATGCCTTGAGCGTGCCGGACTGCGAGCAAGCGTAGAGATCCGTGGGCCCATAGCTCGTGGCCGCCGTCATGTTGGCAGGCGTCAGATTGGCGATGTTGGTGGCATTGGCCGTGGCGGCGGCCCGTGCCTGCGCCGCCAGTCCCTGCGACGGTGGCGGACCGGGTGGCGCGGCAACAACGACCGACGCACAAACAAGTGCGTTGGCCGACGCGGCGAAGTAGGCAATTGACCGCATCATCAGAACTCCAGCCCGATGGTGCAGCCAGCGGCATTGCCGCTAAACGAAGCGATCCGCTCGGCAACCGGGCCATAGTGCCCGTCGTAGAGCGTCACCGGCGCTGCGCCGCCGTTGGGATCAGTCATCGTGACGCGCACGGTCGTCGAGGCGGGGCAGTCAGCATACCAAGCCCGCGCTACCGCGACATTCGCGCTGGAGAAATTGTAGCTAGCGGCCGTCGAGTTCTCCGCTGACCCACCAGAGGGCGCGTAGACGAAGCTTTTGTTGTTTGGATCTGCACCGCCGCCCGAGCCGCCGCCGCTAATATAGAGTGGATTAGAAGACGTGCCGAAAGCCGCTCCATTTGAATCGCGCAATTGAAAGGATGGCAAGAGAATCCGCGATCCATCAGAGAGCGTGATCGGCGAACCCGTGATCCACGATCCCTGACTGCGCTGAATATCAGCTTGAGCCGCAAGGGGAGACGCGCCCGCTCCCGCGAGCAGGGCCGCGATAAGCAGGCGCTTCATCGTCACAGCTCGCTGATGTTTGACACATCATTTGTATATGCCGGCCCGCCCGCGCCCGGCACATGCTGATCCTTGTCGAGACCGAGCTTCTTGCGGAGCGCCTGCACATAGGGCGTGCGGTTCTGGCCGTTGCGTTCCAGCTTATAGAGGCCGCCGAGCTGCGCATCACTCAGGTTGGCCGATTCCGTTGCCTTGCCGTTGCCGATCGCCTTGTTGAATTGGTCGATGCCAAGTTCAAGCACAGGCTCTAGACCCAGCACCTCGTCCGAGCCCATGAATCGCTGCTCGATCGGATCGGGATCGTCGCCGGGCAGGCCATCGAACTCGGCATTGCCGATCTTCGCCTTCTCGGCGATCGCGTCCTTCTGACCCTGCTTCTGTGCCTCAATGACCTCCGTCTTGGACAGATCAGCGGCACCGGGCTTCGTGTCGTCAGCCATCATCATTCTCCTGGATCGGACAGCCGTCAGG